AACAATTAGGTAGTCACAATGTTGCTTTGCTTCTTCAAGCATTAGTATGTGACCAGCATGTAACAAATCAAAACAAGAGCATGTCAATCCAATTTTCATATTAATCTTCCAGAAACTTTTCGATACCCTTTTCTTTTTTGATTGCCTTTTTTCTCTTTTTAGTTTCTTCAAAGGTTTCAATAAAGTCGGAAATGTTATCATACAACTCAAATGGTTTAGCTGGCATATCATCATATCCCATTAGTTCATTTTCATCTAGTAGACCAAACTGTTCTGTAGATTTGTACTTAACGTAGAGTTGTTTCTTTTCTTTTTGAATACGTCTGAGGAACGCAAAGTAAATGATTTGTGTAAAGTAAGCAAAAGCATTTGATGATTTTGTGGTATCAAAGTTCTCAAAGTACATCAGACAGTTTTCAATACCATCACCGACCATCTCATCACGGTAAGAATAGTTAATGAAGTTTGGTTTGTGTGAGAGCCCCTCGGCAATCTTCATAAAGCATTCACCAATGTAATTTGGAATTCTTGGCTTCGGTTTACCCTCTTGTTTAGCAACTGCTACCGCTGTTTGGTAGTCTACGAGTGCTTTACAGAAGTCTGCATTGTTGATGTAATGCTTCTTTGGTTTTGGTGTTGGTATGGTATTTAAATCGTTCATAATAATGTTTACCTTAAAAATTGCTTGACATTTGCTTGCCAAAGGCGCACACTCCGATATGTACCCTCTGCATGTTTATATTAATGTATTAGTTCTGATATATCAGGTCCTACCGATTCAAGCATCATTAACATTTCTTCTCTAGAGAGAGATTTTTCTTCTTCGTCAGAAGAAGATGTGTTGAATTGAAGGACTTGTTTCATAGTGCTAACAGCGTTTTCATAATACTCAGAGAAGTCAGAAGTTGGTTCGAGCATGGTTACGATTTCACTTTCAGTGATAAATGCCTCATTGTGACGAATCAATGGAACGGGTAACCAATGGTCCATCATAATGATGTGTTTACCGTTTCTGTTGTCCGTTTTAGTAATAACCACCATGGGTTCTCTAACAATAAAATTCAATTTATCAACTTGTTCAATATAAGAGATGATATCTTCACCCGTTTTAAGACGTATTAGTTTTACTGCTTCCATTTTTTAATCCTATCTTATAGAGTTTATAGGTGAACTTTTCTTCATTATATATCTTTGTTCTTTCCACGAAATGTTTCAACGTGAAATTCATATGATTTTTATATCTCAAATCATCTGCTATGTCGTAAAGAACCGCTTCAGTTTTGTTATCACCCAATCGTAACCCTCGTCCAATAGATTGAAGATTACGAACTCTTGATTTTGACGGAGATGCGAATATAACATTATGGAGATTCCTAATATTAATTCCAGTACTAAAAGTGCCATAACTAGCCACAATAATAGCATCATTTTCGTTCTCAGTTATCCGTCTAACTTCTTCTCTAGTTTCTGTATCTGTTTTACCATATACAAAAAAGACTTTTCTTTCTCCAATATTTTTAGTATTAGATATCATATCATACAGAATTTTGCCATGTTTGTCAACATATTGATATAATATAAGAGTGTTTCCAGTCAAAGATACCGAAAGATTTTTGATGAATTTATTTCTATTATCATTCAGAATCAGGTACTCCATTTCTTCTTGATATGTTTTACCTTTCATCAACTGACAAATTTCATCGTCATGTTTTAATACCAAACATTTGATTTTAAAATCAGCAATCTGTTTATTGTCCATTAACTCTTTGGTCGTTGTGACCTTTTCAGTAATACCAAAAAGACCTTCGAGTACCAGCTTATGTGTTTTAGTTCCATCAAGTGTACCAGTAAGACCAATTCTGTATTTTGAATTGATGCAACTAGACATAATTGTCACAAGAGATTGTGCTTTAAACAAGTGTGCTTCGTCACCCATTATAAAATCAAACTGTTCAAAGTATTCTTTTGGTTGTGTATACAGAGACTGCCACGTTGAGATAGTCAATGGAAGTGTTGTGTTCTTATCTTTACCTTGATAGATTCTATGTACATTGGCAGAAACATCCCATCCGTTTGCGGTTGAATAGTCTGCAAAATCGGAATATAATTGTTCAACAAGAGATGTGGTCGGAACAATAATGAGTCCTTTTTCACACTTGTATTCCAATAACTGCCTGATAATTAGATAAATGATTAGTGATTTACCAGATGATGTTGGTGACAACAACAATGCACGTTTATTACGCATTGCATGTATATAAGCAGTCTTTTGGTAATCTCTTACACCAATGTCTTCACCTCTTGACTGTAGATTAAGTTCTGTGATAAACTTATCTGCATGGTAAACTGGATAATCTTCTGTTAAATCGGGACGTGGATCACCATACTCTAGGGAGTATTCTCTTTCTCTACAGAAGTTTTCTATGTAAGGTAGAAGTCCGTGATACAGTTCAAAAGTTCTGAGATCAAAAAGTCTAATCTTTCCGTCCCAAATTCTGTTTCTAAATGCTGGTGTGAATTGGTGTCCTGGTACAAAGAATGTAAAGTACTCTGATAACTCTTGTGCAACACCACGTTCACATTTTACTTTGACGTATGCTTCGTTTCGTTTTGATACTATTAGTTTAGTTTCCACCGATAAATCTTTCCCACGCAATATAATCTTTCAATTGGAAAGTTCTGCTTTTCAGTTCTTGTAAAATAGATTCACAAACAGCGATTGCTTCATCGTGATACATTTTCTTTTCTAATAGCCGAACTAATTCAGCATCAGATTCAATATATCTTTCGATACCCTGTTTTGTTTTTACATTTAAAAGAAAAGGTTCCCAACCATATTCTTCAAGTTCTTCTTGGGATAAAGAACCATTATAATATTCTTCTTTGATTTTACGCATACGAGCATAGTCGAAATTGACACGCTTCATAGCAAGGCGATGATTAACAAGAATTTTTAAATACTTGTTGTGTAATGTGGGTATCTTTAATAGTTCTTTACCTGGTTCTGTAGAATCAATAACAGAATCGGTGTCCCACGCTTTTAATATTTCTTCAAGTTTACTCATAATAACTCCATTATAAAACTACATTATATCACAGTTCTTCAATTTCGAACAGGTCATAACGGAAAGATGCCGTTGCGGAGATATGTTCTTCTGCTGATAATGTGGTATCAAATTCTAAATCAGATAATGAAATTGGAAATAAATTTAACATTTTTATTCTCAATTTTGGATTGTTTTGATTAGACATTACAGTAAGTACTGCTTGCTTTCTTACTTCTTTTCTTTTTGTATATGTCGTTTCGATAGAAGAAAGGTCTTTCATCCATTTATATAGTGTCGTCCATGCCGTGAGATTTTCATTCACCAAGAAGGTAATATCAAATGTGTTGTATGATATTTTTGTTCCCGAATGGAATATATCAAGATTGGGTGTTTCTTGCAAAGCCTGTCCCAGAGATACACCTGGAATATTGGCTTTCTGACAGAAGTAAATCATATCTGGAACTTCTGGAAAGGTCAGTACATACTTTGTGGGTTGTAAAAAATTGGTATTTTCTGGTTTCATATTCGTCTCCTACTTACTATTTAGGAATAAAAAAAGAGGAGCATTTCTGCTCCTCTTTTAAAGTACCACTCTTAACGGTGGTTTCTTTACTCGATATTACATCAAGTTAGCAACACGGAAGATACGATAGTATGTGTTGCGCTTAGAGTACAACTGACCTAGATCAGCATTAGAACCGCCAGCAAATGGGTTTGCAACCATGCCGTAACGTGTCTTGAAGCCAATCTTTGGTTGGAATGTAAACTGGTCAACTGCACGAACCATTTGCAATGGAACGTATGGGCAGTAGAACAAACCAGCATCATAAGGTGAAGAACCTTTGTAGCCGATTGTTACCAACTCTTGGTTAGATGTGTAACCACCGAAGTATGGGTCGATATAGACCTTGATACGACCGTGGAGCAAACCAGCGAATGTGTTACCAGTGTCATCAACTTGCAAGTCAGCAGACAATGCAGGAGTGTACTGTAGAACACCAGCCATAGCCATAGCGGAAGCAACGTCAGA